GTATAGTCAGTTCCATATTTTTCAATACTTTTCTCACGTTTTTGTAATTTAATACTTTCTAATTGAGAAATATGGTCTACTCCATATTTATTTATTATACTTTGTTTTTGTTTATCTTTAAAATTTTGAAATTTCATAACATTATCAACCTGATATTTTTTTATATTTGTTTCTAAAATTTTTATTTTACCATTTTCTTTACTGCAAAAATCACAATATCCATTTATTTTTAATAGTTGCCTAAATGGTTTACTAAAAATATTTTCATAATTACAATTTTTACAAATTCCTTCAATTATAGTATCTCTATTTACTAATTTATTTGAATAATCATCTGTTAGTAATATATTATTTTCATTACAAAAATTATCTAATACATTTATATCATACTTAACTTTTGAATTATGTATTTTGATATTAGCTATCTTACTAATACAGCTTCTACAATACGCACCTGTTTTTACCAATTGCCTAAAATTTTTGCGGAATGTACTTTTACATTCATCAAAAATACATTTTCCTTCAATATAACTTTCTCGTTTCACATTATCATATGATTGTAATAAAGTTATGTTATTGTTTTTGCAATAGTCAATAAGATTTTCACAGTTAAATCGCATTTTTATTATGTTATGTTGTTACTATACGTTTATATTAATTTTATAAAATCAATTTTATTAGATTTTATAAAAATATGTTATAATCCCTTACCATTTATGTAGTTATAATCCCCCAGGAAACCCTACTAAATTACTTCCAATTCCAAAACCAGCACCTGTTCTAGCAGTAACTCCAATAACTGGAACATATGTATCTAGGATACTAAATGTTGCAGCAGCAGTCAAAGCAATCATAAGAATTTCTTCAATGTTTAATGAACGTTTTGGGATGGCATAGGCAGCAATAGCAACCATAAAACCTTCAACAAGGTATTTTATAATACGTTTAATTAATTCATTAACGTCAAACATAGTACTCATTATATTAATTAATTAGAAAAAAATTTATTTATAATTTTAATTAAATGATATTAAAATATATAATAAAACTTAAACATATTAAACATATTAATATTATTAGTAAAATAGAAATGGTAAAAACTACAACAAACTCAAAACAAACAAACCAAACAAACCAAACAAACCAAACAAAACCTAAAAACCCTACTGTTACTGAAAATCAAAAGCTTTCTTTTGAGAGAAAGTTGAATAGTGATGGTTCTGTAAATCCTAAATATGTAGATTTATTAGAAGAAGATAAACCAATTGCCGGACAAAAATTTGTATGTATTTCTTTTGTTTCTCCTGAAAAAATTTAAAACAAAAAGAGGCTTTTTTCTTTGAGGAATTCCTAAAGAAGTGGGAAATTAATAAATCCATGGAAAAATTCGCACAATTTTTGAATTTTGTCTCGTTTAAATACAATCTTCTTTTTGATGATGTTATGAAAGACTTTGAAGAATTTGTAAAGGAAGAAAAAGTCGCTTTAACTCAATATACTATTGACGACGATTACAAGACATTTTTAGATAAGAATGAAGATGAATTGGAAAAGTCATTTGGTATTAAATACAATTTTCAAACTGCAACACGTGGATTAAAAGTAAGAGGTATATATCCTTCCATGGAAGAAGCAGAATTACGATGTAAAATGTTGAGAGAAGTAGATCCTAATCATGATGTATTTGTTGGACCAGTGGGTATGTGGATGCCGTGGGATCCAGAAGCATACAAGACAGGTCGTGTTGAATATATGGAAGAAGAGCTCAACAAACTCATGAGTGAAAAGGTAAAAAATGAAACAAATGCCAAGACTGCATTCGAACAAAGATTGAAAGAGACCAAGCAAAAAGCTATTGAAGAAAATATTAAAAATGCAGAAAAGTCAGGAAATGCATTAACACAAACAATTGATGATGCAGGTAATTTAGTTGGTATTGCTAATATGAATACTCAAGAGAGTGTTTTAGTAGAAAGGGCAGAAAAAGAGGAAATTTCGGTTTCTGATATTCGAAGTGAATTGTTTGAAAGTGAAAATGTTGTTATTGGTAAATCAGACAACGGTCAAAGTTTATTGGTAAGTGGGCCTTTTGCGAATAAATAAGTGATGATTAATTAGCACGTACAACGGACGCGAGATGGAATAGTAGGAGTTTTGCATAAAACATAATTACCGCATTTTTTGCATAAATCAATTATATTATTCATCGAAAAATAAAAGATGTTTTCTAGCGGGTTGTATTTTTGTATGGTATAGATAACGGTAGCATGGTCTAGGTTATGGGCCGGTTCTTCGTCTTCGTCTTCAAAATAATCAATAAATAGTTGTTCGTTGTTGATAACATGTTCGTTGATAATATCGCAAATATCAACTTTGAATCGAATTGTATTACAAAGTATTTGGTATGAAACTGTATCATAAAAACAATAACTTTTTATGATATCACACAATTCTTTAGGTAAATTGGGGTTGGATGGGTTTGTTGTGGTTGTGGTTGTGGAATTGTTGAATTGGCTAATAAGAAATTGTTTGTATATGGATGATGAATGTAGTAATAATGACATAATGTTTTTTTATTATGTTGGGTTTTGGGTTGTAATATGTATTATCTTTATAAATTATTTATATGTTTATAATAAATATATAAATAAAATGGCTTCAGTTCCAGGATTTAATATTATTTCAGCAGATGGATCTTATAATTTTGTTTCTGATGTATCTGGTACATATAATATGTTACAATTAAAAACAGGAAATTTCACAATTCAACCAACTACTACTATACAACTCTATGATTTATTTTTAGTTGCTGGGGGTGCAAATGGAACAAGTGCTGGAGGAAACGGAGGACAAGTATTTGATCTGTCAAATAATAATATTCCTTTACCTATCGATTCAACCTATTCTTTTTCATTAACCGTAGGTGCTGGTACGCAGGATACTACTAGTAATGTTACTCTAAATGGTAGTCAATATACACCTTTGACGGCAACTGCTATAGGTGGAGGTGGTGTTACAGGTGGAACAGCTGGTGCAGGACCTGGAAATCCAGGTACTACAAATATTTACACACTATTATGTTATGGTGGTAGTGGAGGTGGTGGTGGTAATTATTTTCAAGGAGGTGGTGTAGGTGGTCTTGGCGGTAGTGGTGGTGGTGGTGCTGGTGTAAATGGAGGCGGTTCTGCAAGGGGAGGAAATGGTGGTGGTGTTGGTGGTAGTAAATCAGGTGGTAATGGTGGCGACGGTCTCTTTGGTATTTCAAGTCCATATGGTGGTGGTGGCGGTGGTTGTGAAGTAGATGGTCCAGGTTATAGGGGTGGTGATGGTAGCACTGGTGGTGGTTCTGGTGGTAGTGCCAATTATAATTATGGTGGAGGAGGTGGTGGTGGTGGTTATTATGGAGGTGGTGGTGGTGGTAGTTATTCTCAAGGTGGTGGTGGTGGAGCAGGTGTTATTCTGTTAATATATAAAATAAATTACCCAACCAATTATTATGTTACTATTTCAGTTAATTCATTTGTCGATTTAAACACAATATTTTCACCATATACTGGTGGGTTGGATGCTTCTGCTACTGGATTTATAGTAAATAATTATGGTGGTGTTAGTGGACAAACAGATTTATCTGCTATTTTTCAACCATATACGTCAGGATTTCATGCACCAACTACCGGATATGTAGTTAATAATGGTCTTTATTCACCCAATCAAGATTTGGCAAATATTTTTCAATATGTTTATAGTTCTAAATTTACGTTTAATACAGGTTCTAGTTCAAATTATACATCATCTATATTGCCAGGAGGATATTATATGTTACAATTTAAACTGGGTTCGTTTTCTTTTCAACCTAATACTACTATACAACTATATGACCTGTTTTTGGTTGGTGGTGGTGCGAATGCTGAAAATGGTGGTGGCGGAGTGTATTATTCGGGTCCGGGTGGCGCTGGAGGACAGGTAATTGATATTTCATTTAATAATAATCCTTTACCTATTAATTCATCCTTTTCATTTTCATTAACCGTAGGTGCTGGTACGCAGGATACTACTAGTAATGTTACTCTAAATGGTAGTCAATATTCAACTTTATCAGTAACTGCTGTAGGAGGTGGTGGTGCAAGTGGAGGTGCTCCTGGTCTTCCTGGTAATCCTGGCACCACCAATGTTTATACAGGGTTATGTTACGGAGGTGGAGGTGGAGGTGGTGGTAATAATGGAGCAAACAATGTAGGATATGGTGGAGGAAATGGTGGACTTGGTGGAGGAGGCGGAGGAGGTATTCTCTATTTGGTAAATTCAACAGCTTATACAGGTGGCAATGGTGGTGGTGTTAGTTTAGATTTATCAGGCGGTGCATGTGGAACATCTACTTCATATGGTGGTAAAGGTAGTAAATATGGTGGCGGTGGTGGTGGTGGTGAATATAATGGTGGTGGTGGTGGTGGTGGTGGTTATTATGATGCAATTGATTTATCTGGTGGAATAGCTAAATTTGGTTGTGGAGGTGGCGGTGATGGGGGGTATATATCACCTTATGCTCTTGGTGGTGGAGGTGGAGGTGGCGGATATTATGGTGGAGGTGGTGGAGGATGTTATGTTTACGATAATCCTAATGTTGTAGGTGCTGGAGGCTCCGGTGTAATTCTTTTAATATATAAATAAGGAATTAAACACATTCACTATGTATTATAAACCCACTTACAAATCCAATCACCAAAAATGAAAAAATACGAACAATTTGTTTGTTTGAGTGGATTACCACGTTCAGGATCTACTCTTTTATCCGCTATATTATCACAAAATCCAGCCATTCACGCTGAAGGAAATTCAGCTGTATGTCAATTAATGTGGGATATGTATGTATCATGTAGTACTACTTCGAGAGAACAAATCACCGCAAACAATCGCGAATCCAGTGTAACAGAATTAATTTCGTCTATTCCACAAATATATTATAATAATATTGATGAAAATGAAAAAATAATTGTGGATAAATGTCGTTCTTGGACGATGCCAGACAATGTGACACTTTTGAAAAAATATATTGACAAAGACATCAAGATTATTGTATTAGAACGCCCCATATTGGAAATAGTCAATTCATTTTGTAAATTGTATAAAAAAAACAACATTGAAAAAAACTACCATGATTTTTTGAATTTAAATAGTGAACCAATAATGCGTTCATTAAACGGTGTTTTATATGCAAAACACAATAATCAAGATAACAATTTTTTGTTTATTACATACAATGAATTAGTCGAACAACCAACCGAAACAATCAAAAAAATATATAATTTTTGTCATTGGGAATATTTCGACCATGATTTTAACAATATAATACCTAAATACAAAGAAGATGATAGCAAATACAATTTACCTGGATTTCATGATGTACGTCCAACTATTGTGAAATCTGGCACAACATTGAATAATACAATAGAAAATTCCGAATTACCACAAGAAGTTATAGATAAATGTCTTTTTATCGATAACAATATAAATAATGTAAATGACCGGTTGAAAAATAACTAAGTAAGTAAGTAAGTAAGTAACTAGGGTTCCATTACCACTTTGTCTTTTTCACACTAATTTTGGGTCCTGCACCTCGTTTTTTCATATTATTCGGATCGTATTTTTCATCTTCATCATCCGACCCCATATCTTTGGATAATTCCCAGAACTCTTTTGAACCCAATTTAAAATCATTATGACTGTCCGCTTTGTACCAAAAAACCTGGTCTTGTAATTTATTCGATTTTGCATTGTTGTTTATCACTAAACATTCATAGTTCTCCGTACATTGGTCCATTACTTGACAAAAGGATTCAAACGTGGGAAACATACCCGCATAATTATCGAAAATTCTACGCCTATTTGCAATATACGGTTCTCTCAAAATAAAAACATAATCAATATTTGTTCGCAATGATGGCGGAATACCCAATGGATATTGCATGGTAATAATCAACATGATTTTCCAATGTCTCCCGTTCATAAAAAGCAGACGCATCATTTTATCTCTCGCCCATGTATTATCATATAAACAATCATCCAGAATTGCAAACGTCCTGGCATCAATTGTACTGCGTTTGAATGATTCTATTTCTTTTTTAATTTGTTTTAAAATCGTTTTTTGTCTTTTCAATATATTTTCAATGATTGCAGTATTGTATTCATTGTGAATAAATAATTTTGGTACCATTTTACCATAAAAACCATTACCTTCTTCTGTTCCTGAAATAACACTGCCTACTGGAATATCCTGATGATAATAGAGCAAATCTTTTACTAAAAAACTTTTACCAGTGTCACGACGACCAATCAATACTACTACTGGGCCTTTGTTTTCATTTGGTTTAAAACTAATGCTTTTCATATCAAATTTTCTTAATTCTAGCGACATTTTATACTGTTTATGTCTATGTCTATGTCTATGTCTATATAATTTATAAAAATTATTTTTTTCTAACTTACGCAAAATATACCCTCCGAATAAAATCTTTAGAAATATTAGTTAAAATCGACTGTTTTTTTTATTATATTTACCTAATAATATGTCTAATAATATTACTAATAACGCCGAGCAAAATCAAGAATTATTCACTATTAACTATCAAAAGCGCAAAAACAGTGAATTATTTCAAAGTTTAGAAAAAATAGCCAATGTTTCTAAACTACAAAACTATATTCCTATTTATTCAAGATTTTTCTCATTGAACTTGCAAAATTACAATAATATAAATCTTAATAATAAATGGTTTATTAGTAATGTTTATTCACTTTATGAGGACGATAGTTATGATGATGATAATGATGTAAAAAGTGATGACGACGAAGATGACCTAACTGAAGACAATTATATTAATCAATGCTTGTATAATTGTAGAATTAAAAATATAATGAATCAAAAATCTAAAGAAAAGGTTGTATTTATGAAGTTTGCCCCGTTATTGGATCCTATTAAATTTATGACAGGTAAATATCATATCACGGACAACAATCAATTAACAGAACAACCGCATTTATATAATTTACCATCCATTGAATCCGAAGATTGTATGAATACATCAAACAACAATAATAAAGTGCATTCGAAATTATTAAATATCAATAATTCAGCCTATGTTGATAGTTTTTTTGTATATTTGTCTAGTATATTACTTCATAATACAAATTTTATACATGGGTTAGATTATTATGGATCTTTTTTAGGAATAAAAAAAAATTACACATTTAATATTTGTGATGATTTAGATTATTTGGTGCAGTCAGATTATTTTAATAAAAATAAAAATGTATTGTTTGAAGTAGATGATGAAAATTATGATTATGAATCGAATAATCAATATTCTTCTAAAAATTTAAAAAAAATAGTTATCGGAGAACAATCCAATGATGGTGATGAAGCTATAGTATTTGATGTTGCGGACATTAATAATACGATGCAAGAACTAGACGATATTTTTTGTGTTGATGGTTCTGATAATGGTTGGGATAATGGTTGTGATAACAGTAGCGTAAATAACGGTGATTTAGAGATAGATTTGCAAGAAATTTCATTAGATAACAATACTAGTAATTTATCATTTGAAAAAACAAACGCGTCATTACGAACTTCATCATCTTGTTCATCTAGAACATCTTATACATCTAATGCATCATTTGAAAAATCATCAAATGAAAACGACAATCACGACAATCAATGTGAATCGTGTGATACCTATGTTGAACTTCATGATCTAGTAAATGGTGATAACAACGACAATAACAACGACAATAACAACGACAATAACAACGAAAATGATAACAATACAGAATACACATCATATGATAGCGACTCTGAATATATAGAAGCAAAAATACCCGAATTCCCAGTAGAATTAATATGTATGGAATCATGTGAAAATACTTTTGACAATTTGATCGACAATAACGAATTAACCGAAGAAGAGTGGCTTTCCGCGTTTATGCAAATAATAATGATTTTATTAACTTATCAAAAATCATTTTCATTTACACACAATGATTTACACACAAACAATGTAATGTATAATTATACCGATAAAAAATATATTTATTATTGTTATAAAAATCAATACTATAAGGTTCCAACATTTGGTAAATTGTTCAAAATTATCGATTTTGGCAGAGCTATATATAAATACAAAGGCAATTTATTTTGCAGTGATAGTTTTGAAAATGGTGGCGATGCAGCAACACAATATAACACCGAACCCTATTTTAATGATAAAAAAACACGCATAGATCCAAACTACAGTTTTGATATATGTAGATTGGCGTGTTCAATTTTTGATTATTTGGTGAAAGATGTATCCAATGTAAAATATTTAGAAAATAAAAATCCAATTGTTAAATTAGTAGTAGAATGGTGTTCTGATGATAAAGGAATTAATTTATTATATAAAGCAAATGGTCAAGATAGATATCCAGAGTTTAAATTATATAAAATGATTGCACGTTGCTCGCATAATCATACACCTGAAAATCAATTGACACGTCCAGAATTTTCAAAATTTGTAGTTCCATTCAATTCTATATCAAAAATGAAAGGAGCTGTTGAAAATCTAATCAATATTGATAAAATACCAATATTGTCAAAATAGATATGTAATGCATATTTACATTTAGTAGTATTAAGTAAAAACTAAAAATTTTATTTATATAAATATATTAAACTAATTTATATAAATTACATTTGTTTATATTTCAACAATTAATTTATTATTAAATTTATAATTTACCATGTCATTTGTATTTATTATTACACGTCATGTAAATTCTGAGAAAACAAATAAATATTGGAATCGTTGTATATCAACAATAAGAATATATTATCCAAAAAATAAAATTGTCGTAATAGATGATAATAGTAATTATGAATTTGTAGTTAAAATGTGTGAAGATGAGAATGTTCAATATGTACAATCCGAATTTCCTGGAAGAGGTGAATTATTACCCTATTATTATTATTATCATCATCCATGGCATCCAAAAGCGGTTATTATTCATGATAGTATATTTTTTCACTCATGCATTCCATTTGGTAAAATAAATTTACCGGTTTGTCCTTTATGGCATTTTAGCGCGGATACTGAAAATATAAACAATTCGATGCGTATATCACATGGTCTTAAAAATAGTGCAATAATAAGAAAAATGTTAAAAAATGACTCCAATGTTACTATTTTGGGAAAATTACCAGAATGGAATGGTTGTTTTGGTATTCAATCTATGATAACACATGAGTGTGTGCAACATTTGCAAAATAAATTTAATTTTTTGAATTTAATACATTACGTACATAATAGACCTGATCGATGTTGTTTTGAACGCATATTTGCGTGTATGATATATTCACAATACCCAGCTTTAAAGAAATGTCCATCTTTATTTGGTAGTATATTTAATTATTTACATTTTGGGTATTCCTATGAAGAATATATAAATGATGTAAATAACCGCAATATAAACAAACCAGTTATCAAGGTTTGGACTGGGAGGTAGAGAGAAAAATATAATGTCTTTTATTGTCTAATAAAATAAATTATAATAAATATGTTGAATTTATATTTTGTATTCACCATCTGTAACCAAGATATTTTGGTTAAAATCAGTTTTTCCATTTATTGTTTCATAAAATTCTTTCATTAAATTGTCTGTGCTAACACTAAAAACCCCTGTAAAAATTTGAGAATCATTCTCTGACAAATTGATTGTGATAGAATACCAATTAAAAGTCATTGTCTTAAGTTATACTATTATTAAAGAATAAAAATATTTCGAATATTTACATATCTAAAACCCTGGTGAGTCTGTAAAAACTGTTTGATTGCCTGTTGCACCCATTACTGATCCGCCATCCATATTTTTAATAACAGGAGATATTTGCTGTACCAAATAATATCCAATGATTACACTAAAATATACCAACAATGTGTCACGAATCAAAAATTTCAACGGTTTATTCTCTTTTTCAATAAATCGCATCTCCAAAAATTTTACAATTAAAAAAATAACGGATATAACTCCTGCAAATATAAAAAT